GTTGGTTTCAACTGTGTCAATGTCCCTTAAGGTCAAACCATCAAACACCTCAAGATTGATCCTCCATGTGGCGTAGTTGTGCCATCCGTTATATTTTTCCATTTGATCTCTTTCGTATTTGTTCATGCTTGCTCCTTCACTTTTAAACTGTTGTAAATCTCATTAAAAAACCAACTCTTACCATCGTGATATGTGCCTAAATGCCTTCCGTCTGTCGTGTAGTACAAATGCAAGGGCGCTTTATTGTCAGAATACTTTTCGTAATGCTTGCAATAGCCCAATGGTTGTTTGCCATTGGCATGAAATAATAAGTTTTCAAAGTCTTTCTTTTTTAGATTTACATGGGTAACAGTCATAGAACCTCCTTAAAATTGTTGGAAGACAATTTGATTGTCTGAGGTGATGCCTAAAACAGTAGTCTTTTCGCTGAGATACTCCGCAACCTTTTGAGCGGTTTCTTCTTCGTCCAAGCCCTCGCAATCCTCCATTAGTTGCTCTTCGATGTCATCATCTAAGTAATTGTTTGCGACTTCATTAAAATCTGCCTCTGAGTATTCGCAACAGAAGGCGATAGGATCAAACTCGATTTGCTCGCCTGTTTCCTCTTCGTATTGCTCAAGGTAATCAAAGAGAATCCCTTGACCCTCATATGAGAAGTTATCGGGGCGAATCTGATTCATTAAAAAGCGGAAAGTATCCTTATTAAGTGTCTGTTTCATGCTTGCTCCTTGGTTAGTTTGTTAGCCTTGATAAATGCTAGAACTGCGCTTAAATCGTCCGACTCCATAAGGTGAGTTGAGTCACCATATTCACCAACTACCAAAACAAACTGTTTGCCTCCGCATTCCCTCTCTTCAGGGTTTAAGTCTTGAAACCAAATGCGGAGCATCATTCCATCACCAAGGTCATAGTCTAAGGATGGGCAAGAGTCGTTGTGCCATGAGTTGTCTTCCCAACCTTTGCCCAAGTCGGGTAAGTCATAAGCAAAATCGGGGAATTCGTTCTTATAGGTCATGATATTGACTCCTCCCAGTTTAAAACCGCTAGTTCTAAGGCTTGCTGATGGCTCAATGGCTCATTACCTAAAGCGGTTCTTTGTTTATCTGAATACTCTCCATCACTATCGTGAGCGACAAGCATAGTAATCAATTGATCTCTGTCGAGTCTGTGCAAGTCTTCCAAGGTGCAATCTGTTAAATGTTTCATACTGACTCCTCTTCTGTGTCCATTTCAATATGTTCGTTTTCACAATCCCATTCGACTAAACCTTTATAATATTCAGTCGATGCCTTGTCTTCTGCTTGCTCCCAATCGTCCGCCTCAACTTCTATATAGGTTCTTCTGATGGTTGTTTCTGTAAGGGTTACTGTAAAAGTTTTCATAACTTCTCCTCTTTGCAATACATTGATAAAAACTACATATTGATAATATACACCCAAACCAAAGTCAAGGGCAATTCCCGACTAAAGTTTGGGGTTATTACTCAAAGGCCCTACTTATTCGCCCGACTCCTTTTGATCAAATAAAGCCTTGACGATGCAATCAGCCAAGATCAATCGGCTATGAGTAGGCAACTCTGGGAAGTACTCAACTACATAGGCATAAGCCATCTTTAAGCGAATCTCTGATCGGTCTTCTATTACTGGTTTGTTTGTATCCAAGATGTTTAATCTCCATTAGGTTTAAAAGGTGCTACATACATAAGACGATCGACTTGCCAATTACTTAGGGTCAATCCTCTTATCTATAAAGACGAGACAGAACGCAAAAAGTGAGGGCAAGCCACAAAATAAATTTTGCTGCCGAGCAAATGGCAAACGAAAAAGCCCGATAGCCTTACTGGAGAACGGCTTAGATCATTCTCTAGTAGGAGAGAAGAGAGAGCATAGGAGACTTACTTGGGTATGAGAGTCCACAGAAAAACAAAGCATCGCCTTTTAAATACTGTACATTTATACAGCTTAGCCAGGAAAGCACTGTATGCATATACAGGGTTTATGCTATGATCTACCCAATACCAAATAAATACCCTATTGAATGAAACCTCAAAGACTAACGAGAAGACAGATTAGCGAGCAGTTGGACAATGTTCCAGCCCATCAGATATTGAGTAACAAAAGGAACTTAACCCATAAGCAAAAGCAATTCTGTAAGGGTTTGGTGGATGGATTGAATAAGACTGAGGCGATGGCAAGAGCATACAAATACAATGGAAAGCGTAAGACAATGAGTGATGATGCTAGTCGTCTATCAAATGACCCCCGAATCATCGCAGAGGTGGAGGCACTAGAGAGGGCTAAGAACTATCTGGATTATCAAGAGAACGCTCAAAAGATCGCTGAACTCCGTTCCCTCGTGGTTTCTCAGCTAACCAAGGAGGCTCTTGACCCTGAGAGTCCACCTAATGCAAGGATACAAGCCTTAAGCAAGCTGGGATCGGTGTCAGAATTACAGGTGTTCACCGAACGCAAGATCGAGAAGACAATCATCAAAGACTCTGAGAGTGCTAAGGCTGAGCTAATGGACAAGCTTAAGCAAGTCATGAGCGATAACATGCGGACAGTCGATGAGCTTGACGATTCGGACGAGCTACTCGCTATCATTAAGAGCGGAAAGCCCGACCCCATCGCAAATTCTGCGTATAGCGAACCCACCGCAGCCCCACCAAGCCTTGTGGATGTTTTGACCACCGGTAATACACATAGTATTCCAGACACACGATCACCAAACAAAATGGGGGTACCCCTCGAAAACGAAAGCCATCTGGTAAATTTACCAGATACAGAAGACACCCCCCTAATGAAATCAAACACTTAGGGGTGGGGGGTATATATTTTGAGTAAAGAGATAGATAACATCGTTAGAAAACAAGTGGAAAGAGACTTGGAAAAGTTCTACGCTATGAGTGAAGCAGATAAAGATGCCTATATGGATAAATTACTTCAAGACATAGAAGCTGGTAAACAAGCATCTGCTGAGATTCATACAGAAGCCCTAATCAAACGTTGTAGGGGTTTGAATGACTGAGCGCCAGGCAATCGTTTACGAGATGATTGACGAATGGTGGAAAAAGTTTGGCTATGCGCCCTCTATAGATGATGTGATGCAACAGACCAAATTTAAGGGTAGGGGGCATACTCATAGAATCATGAAGCAACTCTGTGATCTGGGTCACTGTAAGAGACTTCCAAATCGGGCGAGAAGTATTAGACCGTCCTATATCCGTGTTCATAAGCTAGAGATCGCATGAACATAGAAGAGATAATTAAGGGTTTACCCCCAGAAGAGCAATCTGCGTTAATGCTGATGGCGAAGGATTATGTAGACTCCCTAGGTAGGGAAAAAGCCCAAACCGACTTTATGGAGTTTGTCCATCAGATGTGGCCCGGCTTTGTAAACGGCCCCCATCATAAGATAATGGCAAAGAAGTTCCAAGATATAGCGGACGGTAAGTTAAAGAGACTGATTATCAATATGCCTCCCCGTCACACCAAAAGCGAGTTTGCATCCTATATGCTTCCCGCATGGTTCTTAGGAAAGTTTCCGTCTAAGAAGATTATTCAATGTTCTAATACGGCTGAATTAGCGGTTGGTTTTGGTAGGAAAGTGAGGAACCTAGTTGGTAGCGAAGCATACTCAAAGATTTTCCCAGATGTCTCTCTTAAGTCTGATAGTAAGGCTGCTGGCCGTTGGGGTACTAATGCCAATGGCGATTACTTTGCTATTGGTGTTGGCGGTACTGTTACAGGTAAAGGAGCTGATCTGCTCATTATTGATGATCCTCACTCGGAGCAAGAGGCGGCGATAGCAGCCACTAACCCCGAAGTCTACGATAAGGTCTATGAATGGTATTCATCAGGTCCTCGTCAGCGACTCCAACCAGGTGGTGCAATTATTGTTGTTATGACCCGCTGGAGTCTGAGAGACTTAACGGGCAAGATTTTAAAGTCGTCTATGGAGCGGGACGGAGACGAGTGGGAGGTAATTGACTTTCCTGCAATTCTCCCAAATGAACAACCTTTATGGCCTGCATTCTGGCCGCTCAAAGAACTTCTTGCATTAAAAGAAGAACTTCCAGTAAGCAAATGGAACGCCCAGTATCAACAAAGTCCTACGAGTGAAGAGGGCGCCCTAGTTAAAAGAGAGTGGTGGAAGATGTGGGAGAGCGATCGCCCCCCTAAATGCGAATTTATCATCCAATCTTGGGATACCGCATTTACCAAGAACGAGCGTTCAGACTACTCAGCCTGTACTACTTGGGGTGTCTTTTATCTAAATGAAGATGAAATGCAACCCAATATCATCTTGCTTGACGCATTTAAAGAACGCATGGAATTTCCGCAATTAAAGGAACGGGCGATCAGAATGTATAAAGAATGGGAACCCGATGCGTTTATCGTCGAAGCTAAGGCGTCTGGCGCCCCGCTCATATTTGAGTTGCGTCGCATGGGTATCCCTGTATCAGAGTTTACACCTACTCGTGGCAATGATAAGATAGCCCGATTAAATTCGGTAACAGATTTGTTTGCTTCAGGCAAGGTGTGGGCGCCTGGAACAAGATGGGCTGATGAGGTAATGGAAGAGATGGCGGCATTCCCAAACTCGGATCACGATGACTTAGTGGACTCCTCCACACAAGCCCTGATTCGGTTTAGGAAGGGCGGCTTTATTTCACTTCCATCAGACGAGCAAGATGAACCACAATTTTATAGACGCAAAGCTGCGTATTACTAGGAACCAATATGGCCATTGATAAAGCACTATACCAAGCCCCAGTCGGAATCGACGCACTGGCAGAACAAGAACCTGATATGGAGATCGAGATTGTAGATCCCGAATCAGTAACAATCGGTATAGATGGACTCGAAATTGAGATCGAACCAACCGAAGAAGGTGAAGATGACTTTGATGCCAACTTAGCTGAATTCATGGATGAAGGTGAATTGTCTTCTATCGCTGGTGATTTGATCGGAGATTATGACAATGACATCTCTTCTCGTAAAGATTGGATTCAAACCTATGTTGACGGTTTAGAACTTCTTGGTCTAAAGATCGAAGAAAGAACTGAACCATGGGAAGGTGCTTGCGGAGTCTATCATCCACTTCTATCTGAAGCAGTAGTGAAGTTCCAAGCAGAAACCATGATGTCTACTTTCCCAGCTTCTGGTCCTGTAAAGACTCAGATTATTGGTAAAGAAACATCAGAAAAGAAAGATGCTGCTGAACGAGTAACGGCTGATATGAACTATCAGTTGACAGATGTAATGCAAGAATATCGCCCTGAGCATGAAAGAATGCTGTGGAGCTTAGGTATTGCTGGTAACGCATTTAAGAAGGTGTACTTTGACCCTTCCTTAAATCGCCAAGTGTCAATGTTTGTTCCTGCCGAAGACATCGTGGTACCTTACGGCGCTTCAAACCTTGAGTCGGCAGAGCGTGTAACCCATGTTATGCGCAAGACTGAAAATGATTTACTCCGATTACAGCATTCGGGTTTCTACCGAGATATCGACTTAGGAACACCAGATAATGTATTAGATGAAGTAGAGAAGAAGATTGCAGAAAAGCTTGGCTTTAGAGCAACTTCGGATGACCGCTACAAAGTATTGGAAATGCATGTTAATTTAGATTTAACTGGTTACGAGCATACCGATGACGAAGGAGAGCCAACTGGTATCGCCCTTCCCTATGTAGTAACAATTGAAAAAGGATCGAATACGATTTTAGCGATCCGCAGAAATTGGAACCCAGATGATGAGACTAATAAAAAGCGTCAGCACTTTGTTCACTACGGGTATATTCCCGGCTTTGGTTTTTACTGTTTTGGCCTTATCCATCTTATCGGCGCTTTTGCTAAATCTGGTACTTCCATTTTGCGCCAACTCGTTGATGCAGGATCACTCTCGAATTTGCCAGGTGGCTTTAAGACCCGTGGATTGCGAGTCAAAGGTGATGACACACCGATAGCCCCAGGTGAGTTCCGTGATGTAGACGTTCCATCAGGCACGATGAAAGATAACATCATGCCGTTGCCATACAAAGAACCGTCAATGGTTTTGGCTGGATTGCTTGATAAGATTGTTGACGAAGGTCGTCGCTTTGCTTCTGCTTCCGATATGAAGGTTGCGGATATGTCAGGGAATACCCCAGTAGGGACAACCCTTGCAATTCTAGAAAGAACTCTAAAAGTAATGTCTGCGGTACAAGCCCGTATTCATTATTCAATGAAACAAGAGTTCAAGCTATTAAAGAAAATTATCGCTGACTACACTCCAGAAGAGTATAGCTATGAGCCTTCAGAGGGTCGCCGTTCTGCTAAGCGTTCTGACTACGATGATGTTGATGTCATTCCAGTAAGCGATCCTAACGCAGCAACGATGAGTCAGAAGATTATGCAGTATCAAGCTGCTCTTCAGTTGGCTCAGTCTGCACCTCAGCTTTACAACATGCCACTACTACATCGTCAGATGTTAGATGTTCTTGGTTTAAAGGATGCTAATAAATTAGTACCAATGCCAGACGACCAAAAACCAAGAGATCCAATCTCTGAGAATATGGCTGCATTTAAGATGGAACCACTCAAGGCATTTATTTATCAAGACCATGAAGCCCATATTACTGTTCATATGGCTGCAATGCAAGACCCAAAGATTATGCAGTTAATGGGTCAAAACCCACAAGCACAAATGATTCTGGGCGCAATGATGTCACACATTCAAGAACACGTTGGTTACGAGTATCGTCGTCAGATGGAGCAAATGATTGGCGTACCAATCCCTTATTCAGAAGAAGACGATTACGAAGTGCCAGAAGAAGTCGAATTACAAATTGCTCGTTTGGCGGCGCCCGCAGCACAAAAACTGTTGCAACAAAGCCAATCACAAGTTGCACAGCAACAAGCACAACAGCAAGCGCAAGATCCGATCTTACAGATCCAGCAAGCTGAATTGCAAATCAAGCAACAAGAAGCTGCAACATCACAACAAAAAGTTCAGATTGACGCACAAGCAAAAGCAGAACAAATGCAAATTGAGCGGGAACGTATAGCCTCTCAAGAACGTATTGCTTCAATGCAAAATCAAACTAAAGTTGAAAAGGATAGAACGCAAATGGCTATCCAAAACGATATTGAACATGCAAAACTTGCAGTAGACATCGGCAAGCATAAAGAACAGATGTCTGTACAGAAGGAGAAACCCACGAAAGGTGATTAATGGATCCTTTAGATGTAGTGCTCAAAGAAGCTAGAGACCGAATTGAGATGCTCAGTGAGGCATTAAAACGAGGTAGCTGCACGAGTTTTGAGGAATATAAGTACACATGCGGTCAGATTCGAGGTCTAGAGTCCGCATGCGCAATAACCCTAGACCTT